ACGGCGGCTGCTGTTGGCGAACAAATTCTCATTCAATCCGGCCATCATGAAACGCACCGTTGCCGTCGAACACTTATAAGGCTTGTACACATTGCCCGCCTCCCCCTCATACTTCACCACGAATGGGCGTGCACACATGGTCAGTTCCGTGCCCTCGGTGGGGATATCTTGCTGGCCGCTATAGACGTTGAATAGGTAGCTGTACCCGTCACCATCCCCAAAATCGGTGATGATCTCCACTTTGTACTGCTGGCCTAAGGGGTCCACCGAAGTGTCAATGCTCCGAAAGTATCCGTAATACATCATTGCGCCCTCCCTGCTTTGCGGTTGTGATTATTAAGGGTACCCACAAGGTCGGAACCGGATATCCTGAATACAACCTCGCCCGTGCCCGTAGAACCGCCAACGGCAAATCCGTTAAGTATCTGCCATAGGTGGGTTTGTTCACGCTCATTCAGTATCATTTCACCCTTGTTGACGCGTGCCAGGTTATAATCCCCAATGGTGGTATTCCCGCCCACGATACCGCCGTTTGCGAATGCACCTAACGATTTCATCTGCGCGATGACGGCGGCCACCTGGGCAATACCTCCAGCGGCAAATCCAGCCCATGCCAGCGGGCCCAATTCAGCAGCTTCAGCCGTAGCCGTGGCGTAACCTTTCAGCATGGTGGCAATGGCTTGTCCCATAATGGCTGTGGCAGACATGGCTGTGCTGTCAAACGCGCTTCCCAGGTCCCCCACGGCTCCAGACAGCGTGCCCAATATACCGGCCACGTTGGTGAGGTTTTCCGACATGGTGGGGTACAGTCTGTTGGCTGTATCCAATACCGCCTCCAGCGACGTTTCCCACCTTTCCGTGGCATCGGTAACGTCTGCTATTTGGGGCACGAAATCCTCCACGGCGTTGCCAATGCTGGGCAGCATCTGCCACTGTAGGAACAGGTCTTTGTCAGGGAAGTCGGCCGGATAGGTGGCCGCGGCCGTTTTCTTACCTCCACTGCCTCCACGCGTCATGGAACCGGCGCGGCGTTCTATCTGGCTGGCACGGTCCATCCATGTGAGGCCCGCGTTTGCGTAGTCAAATAGCTGCTTGAATTTATCCGTGTCGAGGATAGAACCAATGGTTTTCCAGAATTCATATTGGGCTTTTTGGTTGGGACCGCCTGCAAAGAATTTCTCCCAGATAATCACGTCGCTGTTATCAGACGTGACGGCTCGTTCCGTGGGCGCATACTTTTTCATTTGCGCCTCCCAATCAATGGTGCCGTTACCGGCTCCAATAATGTACTTGAAAAGTTTGTCACGGCTGATCGGCGCGCTCATCAGGGCTCGGAATTCGTCGAGGATTGCTTGCTGCACCTTGTTGGCACCCGTGGCCATGGACCGCGCAATGTCGCGGATTTCACCGGTCAGTCGCTTTACCTCGTTTTCTTCCTCAGCGGTAATGCTGCCTTGTGAGGCTTTCTTTGCCCGCAATTCGTTGATTCTGGATTCGCGCCAACGCAATTCATAGTCGTTGACTGTCGACGCGGTGCCGTAGTTATCCAGCTCACGGGCGGTCTGCTTTGCCGTCTCTACGATATCGTGGAGTTTTCGGTTGAAGGTGTCGAGGGTTCCCGTGGTGAGTGAACGCACAAAGCCATCTATGGCTCCCGTGGCTCCAGCCATGGCTACCGCCACCTTATCCCCCAGGATATCGTTTTCTTTGAGTGCTTTGTTGAATACTCCCAGCGCGCCACCTGCCAGCCCTAATGCGGGAATCAGTTTACCAAGTCCGCCTTTCACAAAGTCACCAATCTGCCCTTTGGCTTTGTTGACTTGCTTTTCGTACTGGTAAACCTGACTGGCACTTCGTCTGAGTGCATTATCATGCTGCGAGGTGTCGGCCGTTAGTTTTGTTCTGTATTCGTTCATAAACTTTTTTTGATTAATTCAGCGTTGCGCCGTAGTCGTTTGATGTCATCGTCAGTTACTTGCTGAACTTCTTTGCCGGCATCCTCCCACGGGAAAGCCATTATGTCGCGCGGCTTAATTTTTTTCGTTGAAAAGAGGCTGTAAATTGCCCCCATTGTGGCGCGCGTCTGCTCCCACGCGTTACGGTCGGTATACAGCAGCCCGTCGATGAGGCTTGGAACCTCCCACGGCTGCATCCTATCCATAAAGTATTCGTAACTGACGATGTGGAATTCGTATACAAGTAGTCTTAACGCATCCGTTACTCCTTTTTTTTTGCATCGTCTTTGACTTCATCAGCGGGCGCATCGTCTTTGCGTCGCAAAGATTGGTTGCGCGTTTCGACTTCCTGTAACCATTTCATGAAGTTGGTGAGCTCATCGGTGTTCTCATCAAGCCATGCAATGAATCCTTTGAGGTCGATATTGAGGTCAGGCGCACAAGCCATAACCACGCTGTAGAAGTAATAAAGGGTATCCGTGACAGTCTCCAGGCTGAAACGGCGGCCCGTCATTTCCTCGAAGATGATATACGCACGAAAGGTCATGCGCAAGGTAACGGTGGTATCTTTTATCTTTATCTCCATGGTATTCTAAAATTTAACGGGGTGACGTTTGCCACCCCGTCATATTTGGTGCTTCTTACTCACCGGGTTGCTCTTCGACAACAACGTGCGAGAGGGCACCGGTGCCAGTGAGGGTGACAGAATAGGTGGCTTTCTCACCGCTGGGCGCATTGGCGTTCAGGCTGGTGATGTAGGCGGTACCACGGTACTGGTGTTTGCCAGCCGTGGTGGTGGGGGTGTAGTGATCAGCGTCACCGTCAGCAACAATGACGTTGGCAGCCTCAGCTTTGGGGCAAAAAACAACCTCAATGGGCGTTTTCGCAACCATGGCATCGAACAGGAACGCGTGTTCCTCAGCCGCCATCAGGTTGTCGGAGGTGATTTCCCAGCCAAGTTTGTTTACCTCGTTGCCCTTCCACTGGCCGTGATCCTTGCTGTTGGTATCGGCAACGTCAGCCGATATCGAAAGCTGGTGACTGGTTGCGTATGCCAGGGAACGATAAGTGTTGTTATCGCTGACGAACAGTTGCAAATCATCACCGGGTACAATTTGTTTGGGTGTGTATTCAGGCATTTTATTACTTATTAGATAGTTACTACAATTGTTTGGATAAAGGTTTCATCTATCCATTCCTCGCTGAAACTCTCAAATACGGGCGTGTAGGTCACACCGCCCACCACACCTATGCGGGTGAGGTAGTGGATGGCTTGGTCTACAAGCGTCAATCCCTCTGCATGGTTGGCCGTCACTATCTGCACCTCAAAGGTGGGCATCATCCGCGTGGGGCCGTCCTTGGTAGTCTCCACTGTCATGCTCTGGCGGCGGTACACGATGTAGGGATATGTTGTCCCCTGACTTGCTACCAGGGGAAATACGCGGTCGTTGATTCCGTCAATACGGCGCAATGCACCGCGTAATACTTGTGTTATAGATTCGATGGATAACATTTATTTGAATCGTTTTGCGTTGGTTTTTTGGATAGCTTTTGCCATGGCCGCATCCATAATAGAATCATACTGACTTTCCCATACCTGATTGGCAGTCCTAAAAAACCACAGGGGGGCAATCCGGCCACGGTAGTGATGTCCCGTGCGGGTGTAACGCTCTCTGGTTCCCTTTTCAAAGAACCGCAGACGGTAAGTACCGCTGCCCGTGGCGCGGGTACCCATAATGTGTACTTTCGTACTCATTTCCCCTTTTTTGGTTTCTATGATCTTGGACCGCTTCACGGCATCCAGCATGGTGTCATCGAACCTCGGATTGTGATTCCTGGCAGCGGGCAGCATGGCACGCACATTGCGCTTGGTGACGGAACGTAGCTGATTGGCCGCGTTGGTTATCCCACCACGCAGTGCTTGTCGCATTTCCTTTTGGTTGAAGTCAAGGAACTGCTGATACACTTCTCCGATGTTGGTTTCCATACCTGCTTTCGGCATAACTCTATTCGTTTACTTGGTCGATTTCAAGTCGTAGGCACTGTTGCTGGCGGTCATCCTCAATGCTGAGGATTCGATAATGGGTGCCGTTCCAACAGATGATGTCGTTGTCTCCGATATCGTGGTACCGGCGTATCTCTATCGTCCTGTGGGTGGGGCTCCATACCTCGCCGTTTTCAGTGGTACGCGTGCGGCGGTTGGTCAAAATTCTCGCCTTAGTGGTGTACTTCAGTTTCAATTCCGTCACCTGCTCACCCGTGGTGCCCAGGGTGAGTTCAGGTGTCAGAATCGTTATTTGCTCAGTCAACAAACCTGCTCTCATACTAAATTTCGTTTTCGTTGTTGGAATAATCAGTATAGAGGGCAATAAGGTAGTCGTAGCTGCGGGGCACCGTTGTGGGCGTTGCGCCGTATGCCACGCTTTCCCTGTTGTTGTACAGGTCAGCAATATAGATAAGCATAGCTTGAACTATCGCCGCCGGAATATCGCCCGACGCATCCTGAAGGTCCGAAAGGTAGCGGTGGATGGAATGTTGCATTACGTCCTGTGCCACACCAATCAGATGGTTCAGGTAGGTATCATCACCGGGGTAGCCGGCGTCAATATTCAAATGCTGCTTTACAAGTTCCAGCGTAATGTAAGCCATGATTTTCTATATTGTGTGTTATTACTCAGCGGAAACGGCGCCAAACTTCAGCGCGCCGTCAAGCAGCAGCTTGGCATCGCACCAGAAATTGACGATGAGGCGGGTTTGGGCAGCGTGTGCCAGGGTGGCGGCATCGACGGTGAAGTCAATAGCACCCCACTGGCCAATCTTCAGCTGGCTCCAGTCACCATAGGCAAAGTGGTTGGCCAGCACGTTGGCGGAATCGAGGGCGGGGGTACCGTCCATTTCGCCGTTGGCATACACCATACCGGTGGCGTTGGTTCCCTTGATCATGCTGCGGAAAGCAGATTTCGCAGCGGGGCTGAGGGCGTATTTCTTAGCACCCCAGGCTTTGCCGTCGAGCAGGGCTTCGAGGGCGCAAAGGTCTGCGAAACTGTCAACCACGGGGTGGGAACCACTGGCCAGATAGAACAGGCCGGCGGGCTGGGTGGTGCTGCCAGCAGCGTTGCCCAGCAGGGTGGTTTCCAGCTTGGCCATGATGGCATCGACGATGGAACGGCGGATGAAGGCTTCCACGCCGGCGGAATCCTGACGCAGCAACTGGTTGCTCAGGATAACCATTGCGGCCAGACGTTTGGGGGAAAGAACCTTGCTGCTGAAAGTGGGGGTC